GTTCTTTGAGCATATGTGCGCCTTCCAACAAAGCAATAGGGTTGAAGGATCATATTATGATGACGTATTTCGTTTTTAAATAACATTTTTCATGTTATTTAAAAATGAAGATCTAATTAATTATTTTTAATAGCAAATACAAAATTGATTTGTATGCTTAGTTAGAGAAGGCAAGACCACCCATACCAGACTGGATGCGGAGGACGTTGTAGTTAACCGCGAACATGTGCATGGTGGTGGAGGCGATACCGGAGGGGATGGTGACAGCAACCTGCGCGTTATCAATGCGCGAGAAGTTGCAAGTGCCGGTAGGCTGGTGCTCTTCGGGCTTGAGCGCGAAAGAGTACGAGTACACACCGGGGTAGGGGCAACCGGAGTGATGGTTGTAGGACTGCACCTGGTTGAAGTACTTACCCTTCTGAGCCTTGAACCTGTCCTGACCGTTGAGGACAAGCTTGAAGTCGGTGAGGGGACCGGACCACTCCTCGGTGAACTTGTCGGTGGAACCACCCTCACCGCAGGCAAGGAGGGGAACGCCGGTACCCTGGGTGATGGGCACGTAGCAGTTACCGGAAGCCTCAGTCTGGGCATCAGACTCAAGGACAATGTCGGAAGCACCGGGGTACTTGGAGAAGTTCCAAAGAGAGGTGGCAGCGTTCGCGGTCGCGGGGTCGTTGAAACACCACACGAGCTCCTTGACTGGGTGGTTGAAAGAGAGGCGCTTGTTGGAAGTTGTACCCGCGGTGACAGTGTCCGAACCAGTGTGCTGAACCTGCTCGATGAGGTACTCGTGACCCTTCTGGGCAAATCGCCTACGCTCCTCAGTGTCGAGGTACACGTAATTAGCCCACACCTTGAAGGTGGCAGCGCAATAGGTGCCGAAATCGGTAGTTAAATCGAAATCGATGCGCACCTCGTGGTACTGCAGAGCAATTAGTGGGAGGAAAAGTCCAGGATTGCGGTTAAAGAAAAAGACTAGGGGCAAATAGACAGTCTTGCCAGTGGTGGCAGTGGTCATCTTACCCCAGTTAGCCTTCTTGGACTCATCGAGGTAGAGCTCGGAGTAAAGCCTCCACCAACGCTGGTAGGTCTTGTCAATTCTTTGACCACCGATTGATAGTTCGGCGCTGGCGATCGCACGCTCAGCCACCCAGCAAGCATCATCACCCTCGGAGGTGCGGGAGTTCGCCGCGGCGGACTCAAGCTCGACGTACATGTCGCCGACAAGATCACCGTTACGGGCGACGGTGACGGAGACGCGACCAGACGCAGCGGGGGTACCGTTGACAGTCTGCTCGATGTTCTCCATCGCGAAGTTAGTGTGGCGCTTGTAAACCGCCTGGAAGAAAGTTACCTTAGGGTTGCCAGTCAGATAGACATCCTGGGCACCATAAGCCACGAGTTGCATAAGACCACCGGCCATTTTGAGAGTTGTTGTACTATACACAGAGAAAAAAATTTGGGGTTAACGCGGCATTTTTCATTTTGATTTTTCTCAGTGTAGGTTAAATGTCGTCTCGTCCTGAACAGGAAGAACCCATAGAAGAAACCGAAGAGGGTGAAATTATGACAGAGGAGGAGGAGGAGTTTGAGGATGAAGATGAAGAAATCCTCCTAAGCGATGATGAGTATGAAATTAACGACGATGACGATGAGGACAACATGGACATCGCAGGTCTCATGACTTCTCTCCTTGCTACCCCTGATGGAGATACTGTGTGCTCCGCCCTCGTCAATCTTTGTTTCCAACTTGAGACTCAAAATAAAATTCTAATTAAAATGCTTTCTCGAATGCACCCCCCAAAATCAGCTTAGAAAGAAAAATCGTAGTCTATTAAATTAGAGAATGGAGCATACCCATTTCATTGACAAGAATCCAAATAAGTATGAAGCGCTGGTTGAGCTTCAGAAAGAACACATTCAGTCAATGAAAGAAGAACAGGTCTATACTACTTTGGATAAGTTTGAAAATGCATGGTATCTGAAGACTAACGACTTTAGAAATGCCCGTGAATTGGGTTATCGTCAATTTGTTCATTCTGACAACTTTGACGAATATGGAAATCCGAACCCAAGCCAAATTGATGTCCAAGCCATTAAGGGTATCCGGGATAAGCAGCGAACCTATCTAATCAATCTAAAAAATCATGCCAGGGATTTGAAGATTCACAAAAAGGAACCTAAAGACGATGGTATGACTATTGTGAGAAGGATAAACAACGTATTGAAGCAGCTAAGTGATGGGTATGAGAATATCCGTCGTCACTACACATCATTTGAACGTGTAGATAACCCGACTGCCCTACCACAGTTTAGTACTTCGGGTGATCCCTCTACGATGGATGAAGAAGAAGTTGAAAGTTCAACTCCGTATCAGAAATGCCTTTTGTATTCTCTTGATCAAACGTACAAATCTGGGTACAGACGATACAAGGGACAGTGTTGTGAAGAGATTCGCACAATTGAGGGTCATAGAACTCGTGCATGGAAACCCAAATTTACCATTGAAAACTTTGTTTACTCCCTTTCCCAAAAGGATGATGACTTCACCATGTGGAAGAACTTTACGAGTCGTGGTAATGTCTATAGAGATGTTGTTGATAATATGAACAAATGCATTGATGCTCAATTCCCTGAGATTACTAAGCGTAGGCATGTTTGGAGTTTCAAGAATGGTGTATTTGTTGGTAAGGAGTGGCTTCCCGACCACGGCGTGTATGATTGTAGGTTCTATCCATACGAAAGTGCTGAGTTTAGATGCTTAGATCCTACTATTATTGCATGTAAGTATTTCGATCAACAATTTGATGACTTTCCACACATTGAGAAGTGGCAAGATATTCCCACACCATTTTTTGATTCAGTTCTGAAGTATCAAAAGTTTGACACAGATGTATGTGACTGGGCATATGTCATGGGTGGACGTCTTTGCTTTGACGTGGGTGAGTTGGATGCGTGGCAAGTTATTCCCTTTTTCAAGGGTATTGCGAGGTCTGGTAAGAGTACGTTAATTACGAAGGTATTCAAGAAGTTCTACGAGAATGAGGATGTTGGAACACTCTCAAACAATATTGAGAAGAAGTTCGGTCTCTCCGCCATCAAAGACACTTTCATGTTCATCGCACCAGAGGTGAAGGGTGATCTCGCCCTTGAACAGGCTGAGTTCCAGTCTATGGTCTCAGGAGAAGATGTCTCCGTTGCTGTCAAGAATAAGACTGCTGTTTCTATCGAGTGGAACGTTCCAGGGGTTTTGGGTGGTAACGAGGTTCCAAACTGGAAGGATAACTCAGGCTCTGTGCTTCGTCGTATCCTCGCGTGGAACTTTGCAAAGCAGGTGAAGGAAGCAGATCCCCAACTTGATGAGAAGCTGAACAATGAACTTCCTATTATTCTTCTCAAATGTGTGAGAGCTTATATTGACTACTCCAATAGGTACAGGAATAAGGATATCTGGAATGTTGTACCGGAGTACTTCAAGAAGATTCAAAAGCAAGTCGCGATGGTGGCGAGCTCCCTCCACAACTTCTTGGAGAGCACTCTAATCAAGTACGACAAGGATCTCTTTGTCCCACAGAAGCTCTTTGTACAGGTGTTCAACCAACATTGTCAGGCAAACAATTTGGGAAGACACAAGTTTACACAGGATTTCTATGCTGGTCCTTTCAGCTCCAGAGAGATTGAGGTCAGGGAGGAAGTTGTGACATATAATGGTCGTACATACCCAAGGCAGCCAGTAGTCTACGGTCTTGATGTAGTTGACGAGAGTCTCGGTTTCACAGACGACTACTAAAAAAAATACTACTAATTAGTAATAATGAGCCAACAGCTCAAAGAATTTGTGAAACAGTCGGGTGTAGAGTTACGCCCTTCTGCCAATGCAAGTTCGGTTGCGTCATATAACAGCAACAATAACAACAACTTCGCCAGAGAGCTTGAGGCTAATATGTTAAAAAGACAAGAGTTTCCAAATCGCCTTGAAAAAAACATGATGAGTAATGCTAATTATAATGAATTTTCCGACGCAGTTGATTCAAACTGGAATAGCAACGCAAACTATAACAAACTTCCAAATGAAAACAAAAAAATGATTAACAATGTACTCAGAGAGTTTGAACCACCCATTCCAGCCCCCTCCACTAACATTGCAGGAAGATTTCCAGTTACTCAACCCTTACAACTCGCTTTCAGTAAGTTAAATCCAGGTATGTTCAACGCTACAGTAAATAAGGAGTTCCCCCAACAGGGTGATCTCATTGATCTTAAAAAAATACTTATGAAGGTTCCTCAAGCAAGAACCTCTATCGGTGAAGGTCTTTATCTGGATACCACACAAATTATAGGTAGGTTTGGTGCGATGAGGGAGGGTTTCTCCCATACACGTGAGTATGGAAAGCAAGGTGATATTAAAAAGAACTTCTTCACAGTTCAGATAAAGGTTACCGTTTCTAATGGCACCGAAGCGAAGGGTGGTACCGTAAACATTTACAAGAATGGTAAGATTCGCTTCTCCGGTGGCTTTATCGGTACTAATATCGCAAATCAACCCGAACTCATAAGGCGTTACATCGTTAACACATACACCGATAAGGAAGCTTATTTGTACAACCCCTTCGAGTACAATAATCTCAGTGGTCAATTTAGATTTAATGGTAATTTTAAAGCTTTATCTTCTATTGCCGGCAAATCCAGAATGTATGCTTCATCCGGTGTAACTAAATTAAGCTACGAGCCCGAGCTTTCCCCCTTTATGTACGTAAATTACAAGGGACATAAATATAACTTTTCTGAATCTGGAAATGTCCAGATTTCTGGTTCTCCAAGCCCAGCTGATATGCTCGTTGCTTACAATGATGCCATAGCTCTCATTAAGCTTATGAATACCAACGGTGATGTTGAAATTACCGGACAGGTTCCTAAGGAACTCACTAAGGGTGGTAAGAAGGCTACACCTAAAAAGAGGGGTCCTAAGAAGAAAATTGGACCCCGTACCCCAGTTAAAAAGACTAAGACTGAACCAAAGAAAAAGCGCAATTCGGTTTTCAATATTCAGATTAACGGTATTCAATGTATGCGTTTCTCTAAAGAACAACTCACTGATCTTGCTAAGAAATTAGGTGTTGTGGGTATCACTAAGAGTACTAAAAAGGAAGATCTTTGTAAGAAGATTAATGCTGTCGTCAACAAAAATAGCGCTACCATTAAAAACAAGGGTAAAAACGTTAAGCTTTCCGGTGCTAACAAAGACTTCAAGCTTGGTAAAACTAAATGTAAGACTTATGGTACTAAGGAGGATCTAATTAGGGTTGCTAAGATTATGAAAATTGATATCACTCCCAAAGAAACCAAGGATACTCTCTGTAAGAAAATCGAGAAAGCTCGTAACATGATGATTGCCCCAAAGCCAAAGCCCCCTACTCCTCCACCAAAGAAGGTTGTAAGGCAACAAAAGGCACAAGAAAAGAAGAATGTTAAGGCTACAAAAGTTATGACAAAGAGGGGTATGAATAATGCTTCTATCCGTAAGGATCTTATTAAACTTTACGGTAAGAGGTGGATGGATAGATACAATAAGGTTATGCCTTCTCTCAACAATGATATTCGTGAAGTGCGTAGTCGCATAGCTAAGATGTCTGGTGGTAACAAAACAGGTATTCCTTTCAAGAAGAATGTGGATGATGTTAAAAAGAGTTTGGTAAGTAAGTGGAAGAGGGAGCGTGTGCGCAATCTTGAAAAGAAGTATGTCATGAACTCACTCAATACAGGTGGTATACCACGCCCATTTGTCAATGCATACAAGGCTGCAGCGACTAAATATGTCTTAATACATAGCCCAACTAAGACTCAATTAGCTAAATACAAAAAGTCATGGTTAAGTAACGCCATGAACACTAAGAATGCCTCACCAAAACCCGTGTACCAGGTTAAGGCTAAGAGAGAGACTTTGTAAACTTAAAGGTTTAGATGCGAATAATATATAATGAACGAATACCAAAAGTTCTGTGTAGACGAGGCGGAATATCATCTACAGAGAGCCCGAGAGTTACTAACAGACGGTCTACGCAATGCTAAAAAGTATCACGACGAGACCAAAGACTTTTATAAAATATTAGCGAAGGTTCTACCCTTCATGGTGTGGATACAACACAACGAATCTCTACATCACGACCCGGAAACGGGGGAAAATTTATCAGATACGCCTTCTTCAAGCCAGTCAGATTCAAGTAGTTACGAGCCTGAATCTCATTCTGATCACTGAGAGTTCTAATAGTTTTAAACTCTAATATGATTTCGTTATTAAGTATCATATCAATTCTTAAATTTCCAATTACATGATCCTTGAAAGGAATTGTAACTATACGTTCAGTTTCATAAGGAATACCCGCTTTACGTAGTAAAACTTCCATACCATTATGGTATACACGCTCGGAATACCCGGGTCCGAGTGTGTATACTTCTTCAGCTAGAGCAAAAACTTCGTGTCCCTCTAACATTACTTTACTTTTTCACTTTGGCTTTAACAATCTTATTTCTCAAATTGTTTGTGAGATTGTAACCAGTCATATTTTTGAATGCATTCTTGTTACCAGCAGCGGCTGCAGCCCTTGCCATGGTGGCTGAAGGTGCAGTGTTAGAACGAGGCACAGCAACCTTCTTGAATGGAAGAAATTTGAAACTATTTTGACGATTAGCACCTACAACCATAATTGAGTTTTGGTTGAAGTTTTCAGTGATCTTGGCTATACTGCGATTCTTTGCAGAACTCACGATAGTAACATTTGGAAACCACCTCTTGAGAATTCTCATTTTGTTCTCTACGGGAAGGGGATTCTTAGAGTTACCTGTAGAGTGTGACACCACAACAACTGGGGTCTTATTTGACTTGCGAGCAGTCTCTATGACCTGTTCAATCATGAGTCGGTGACCCTTATGGGGTGGATTGAAACGACCATATGTGAATACCACAGACTTCATATAAGTTATACGAGAAAAAAGTTAAAGATATGTTTTGATTAACAATTATGGGTATATTCTTTTTTCCGTGTAATTTTGTATATTGGCGAAAACTTGAAAAACATAAAATATATAAAAATATAATTACTAATTTCGTTGATAAAAATATACAAAGATTTACTGATCATAAAGTATTATCTAATGGTCTAACAACTATACTTTCAAGAGAATTAAATGATCAGTTTAGACTTGATAATAAAGAATTATTTAATGATGTTGCGTGGAATACATTAGATGATGTATTAACTATTCTAAACACCCAAGAAAATACTCTTAAATTACCTATAACTGAATCAATTATTCAAAGTTTGTGGATATCAGTTTATGATACAAATGCAACTGTATCATTGCATGAGCATATATCTAACGATGTACTTATTCAAGATGACGTAAAATATAAAACATCATTTACATTGGTATATGTGGTAAAAGATCAAAATGAAAAAAATACAACTGTATTTACTGAACCATATATGCTCGCTAAAAGTATGTATGGAATGCGTGAAACTGATTGGGACACGTCACTTGTAGATGATATTGGTGAAGGAACTGTAATGATATTTCCTTCATCTTTACATCATCGTGTTGATTTGATGAAAAAACCTGGTAGAATAATTATGTCTGTTTCTATAGGATCAAATAATCTGATTTAACGATTATATCAGGGATGCCTCATTATCAGTTTCCATCAAACTTAAAACTTAGAAGACTTTTTAAGTAAATGGGAATACATTACTTTCCATGCCATTTCGTTTACTGGCGTGAAATAAAAAATCACACAGAGTTTAGAAAGAGGCTATTAAATGAAATAGAAAATAATAAATCTGCATTTACAAAGCATGAACTTATAGGAAATGGTTATAGCAGTTTTACTGATAGGAGTGGTGACATACCTGACATTTTTAATAAATCCCTAATTAAAAACAATTTAGATATTATAAAAGAAGTTGTATGGGATAGTTTAGATACACTCATAAAAGAATTAAATGGCAGAAATAATTACCAGAAGATTAATATTGTAGATTCTATCATAGATTATTCATGGATGTCTATATACGGTAAAGGTGGAAGTATCGGGTGCCATATGCATCAAGCTTCGCGTCGCCCCCGACCACATACAAAAGTACCAAGTTTTGTAGTAGTTTACATTATAAATGACCCAAATGAAAATAATTCAACTGAGTTTAAACAACCATTTGGTCAGATACCAAGTCTTTCATATTCAACGGAATATAATTTTAATACCAGAAATGAAAATGAAATACGTGAAGGTGTTGTCATGATATTTCCATCAAACTTATATCATGAGGTTCATGCAATTGAAAAAGAAAATAGAATAATTTATACATTTAATATTTATTCAGAGTTCGCGAAACCTCGAGATATGTGTGAAGTTGCTTAAAAATTATTTTAGAGTATTTAGTAATGGGTGTATTCTATTTTCCGTGCAATTTTGTATATTGGCGGCAAATTGCAAATCACCAAATATATAAAAAAAGAGTGATAGATTTTATTGAAAGGTATAAACATAAATTACGGGAGAACTTCCGTCATGATTTTATTTCCGGTGGATTATCATCTTATAGTTTAAATGAAGTTAACAATCAGTTAGAATATGAAAATCCAGATCTAATCAAAGAAGTTGTTTGGGATACGATAAATGAAACACTCAAAATTTTAAATGCAAGAGAAAATACTACTAAAATAGAAATAACTAAATCTATTCTTCATGAACTATGGTTAACAGAGTATAGTGAAAATTCAACTGTAGCGATGCATGAACATATAGTCAATGATGTAGTTATTAAAAATAATATTAAATATAGACCATCATTTGTATTAGTTTATATAGTAAAAGATCCAAATGTGAGAAACACAACTATTTTTGTTGAACCATATATGCTAGCCAAAAGTGTATATGGAATGAAAGAAACTCTATTTGAAACTGAAAAGGAAGAAGATATTGGAGAAGGGACTGTTTTGATATTTCCCTCTTCTTTACATCACAGAGTTGATATGATGAGAAAACCTGGTAGAATTATGATCTCTTTTACAATCGGATCAAATAATCTTACTATGTAATTTAAAGATTATTATTTATAATACGGTAAGAATGCCTCATCATCAATTTCCAACTACTTATGTATATTGGGAAACTTTAAAGGACCATGATATTTTAAAATCAAAGTACATGCCAATAATAGACCAAATAGAACGGCGTAAAGATACACCTCTAAAAAACCCCTTTAATTTTTGTGATATTAATGTTACATCTTTCAGTGATAAAAATACATTTTTAAGTTCAGATGATATAGATGAAATTATATGGAAACCCATTGACAATTTCATAAGAGAAATCAACTCCACATATAACCATAAAATTAATATAAAAACCTCATTTATCCATAATTACTGGTTTAATACTTACAAAATGGGTGATTTTCAAGAGTTTCATAATCACCACGGTGGTCGGGAGGTACATCATGATGGTAAATACGTATACCCAACGTTCTCCGGTATATATATACTACACGACGACACCGAAACAAGTTCTATAGTTTTTAAGACTCCGAATGCAACACCACAACCCTTCACTGACCTGACTGATCATCACGTTTTTTATACTATGAAAGAGAATAGTATAAAAGAAGGAAGTGTTGTTATTTTTCCAAGTCAACTTGAACATATGGTTAAGAAATGTATAAAACCAGGTAGACGAACTATTGCTTTCAATGTTTATAGTCAATTATAAATCCAATTCACCTCTATAAGTTAATACAATCCACATAGTACCAACACCTAATGCACACATACCAGCTAAACCACTGAAAAGCATTATATTTTTTGTACCTTGTGGCATAAGACCTAATGTACCACCCAAAGCTGACATACTTCCAATTGAGGCGATTGCAAATCCAAGTAGATATAGAATTAGACGCACTGTATCATCAAGAAACAATGCGGGTAAGACGTATACAACACCTGATAGTCCAGAAATACCGTGAACACCACCAATTACATATGCACTTGTGGGGCTATCGGTAAATGTATCACCCATTCTCCAACGTCTAAACTTAGACCATAACGTGTTAGATGTTGTAACTGGATTTTCGGTATCAGTTTCAGTGATGTGGCGATGTGTGAAATTGTATTCATGAGCTTCTACATGTGCCTCTGAATTACCCAATATAGGTAAAGGACAACCATCAGTTCGGTGTAATCTTGTATGACTCATCTCTATATCACGTAGGTGTAAAAGTTGTCTTTGGCGACGCTTATGCCATTTGTATAGTGAAATGAGAGCAGCAGATCCGATTAGAATCATCATAGAACCAACGATGTAATCGCTGACTGTTCCAACGTCATCCATGGGAATCTCGTCCCTAAATGTCATGAAAATTGCAGTCATGAAAGTGAGACCTATTGTGTGTCCAAGCCCCCATCTAAAACCCTGCATAGCAGACTTCTTACAAAGCTGCCATTTATTAGTGGTATCACAAATTTGTTCGTGTCTCTTAACACCCGCGACAAGTAGTACGAGAGCACTCACATGATCGGGTCCCAATACCACATGAGTAACACCCATTAACATCGCGATACAAAATGAGTACCACATGGGATATGTATCGAGATCTGTTACATCAACCATTTCTTTTTATTCTATTATATTCTTTAATAGGGGTATTTATGAACCCATACGTTACATATCCACTTTTCTCCAGACTTTACTGGAAGCCCTCCGTGTAAAGCCCTGGAATTTATCATTCCGTAATTGTCCAATGTGTGAAAAAATAAAGCGTCACCCTTATTCAATTTATATTTCTTTTGAATATTTGGAAATTCAGTTTCACCTTCTTCATAGTCATCGTTAAGTGCGAGAATTACAGTATACATTCTTTTATTACCCATTGGAAAGGCGTCTTGGTGAGGACGATAAAATCCATCCGGTCTATAACGCAACACTTGTAACATTTCACAGTTAGAAATAGATCTATCTGTTAAAGATGCACATCTTTGAACAACTCCATTTACTACTGGATCTTCGAGTTTTAACCACGCAGTATCACTATCTCTGATTTTTTTATCAGTTGTTTCATTTTGGTCAATAGTAGATATTTTAAACTTACCACTGGCTTCTTTCTTAATGTGTTCAATTTCCTTGTCCGAAATAAAATTAGGTATTATTTGCGGTTTTTTATATTTTGGAATGAGGAACCAAACCAAAATTATAATGACCAGCAACAAAATCATCTTATAATTAATGAAGATAAATATTTTGGGGATGAATACAAGTATATCGCTTACGTATAGTTTCAAGAACCCCATTGGCGTATTCTATCAATTTTTTACAGATGTCTATAATTTCAGTGTATCTTTCTGGTTCAAGTGCATACTGTCGTAATAGATCTCCACCTGTATCTATAACCATTCTAAAAATATTATTTACATCCCTGAATCTCTCCCTCTGTTTGTCACGCCTCTGTATTTCCTTTTTGAAAAAATGTTCATTGATTTCATTAAGCATGTAACCTACTCTAAGATACCTGTTACCATGATCATATAGGTCACCATAACGATAAGCTATCTCTCTATCAAGGAAGTTCAATGTATTAGCAAATCGTGTGATATTATTAGGTGCATTCATCTCACGAAGTTCCCTAAATGTTGGTATTCCACCACACGGAATATCTCCATGTTCTCTTGAAGAAATACGTTCCCTCCTAAACTCTACATAGTGAGGATTGTGGATTCTACCCATTTCTATTTTTCCAGATACCCAATCAAAAGCTGTGTGACAATCCGGACACCACATTTGCCTACACCCAGATAGTTTCTGAATCATAGTTCCACATTTTGGACATGGTTTAGTATCCTTCTTCAGAAGTTCCATAGTTTTAACTGCATCTGGATCGCATTTATGATCAGTAGTAATCTTTTCATTACAATGTTCACAAAAATGATTATCACATAGACCACAGAACCAATCTTCATTCATAAAACCCTTACATTCTTCAGTTGGACATTTACGAATAAATTTTTTGGGTTCATCACCATCTACAATATCACCACCATTACGAAGTCTCGAGAGTTCTCTGTATGTTTCTTCCATCTCTGCCCTTAATTCCTGTACAGGTTCAGGTATTTCATTCATGACAGTGAGGTGTCCCGTACCAAATATTTTATAAATTCTATACAATTCTATTAGTCTTCCTCTCTGTACGTTTATAACTTTGTGTAATTTTCTCACAGCCTTGATCCTCTCAACTTCTGGTTGCGTTGAAGGCATTTGTACCTTTTCCCTTTCAAATAGGACATTTTCTCTATGACGACGAAGTTCTGTGTTGCGGAAATACTTTGTGCAAAATGAATCAACAAACTCTCTATTCCACATGTTCTTACATCCCATACAATGTGGGTCATCTGTTATAGAAAGAAGGTATTTCTGTGAACAAGACCTACAACAGTCTAAATCACAGAAGGGACAATCAACCTTTTTGTGATTTATTTTGTTGAACTTTTCGCAACACACATCACAATTTCCCATTAATAAGAAATTGCTTTAAGTCTTTAACTATTTACGACGACGGGTAGCTTGTTGCTTTTTCTGAGTCGCCTTTACACCTTGACCAGTAGCCTTGGCGAGTTTCTTATTCTGTTTTCGTAATACAGCCTTGGCGTTCTTTTTCTTTTGTCTTTCAAGCATTGCTAAACGACGCCTCTCCGTCTCACTGCGGACAGACTGAGCTTCGGATCTCTTTCGGGCTTCCATATTAGATTTAGACTTGGCTAAAGCCCTTTCAGATTCAACCTTCTTCCTGGCTACCTCCTCCCTCTTCTTGGCTTCCACATAGGCATTACTCTTTTTCATAACATTATTGAATGCAGCCTTTTTCTTTTCCTCTACCCCCCTAATCTTGGCTCTCTCACCCTTTTCCTTCATCTGTCTATTCTTCTTAGCCTTCTTGACAGATACACCGCGGCGTGCTGCCTCTTCTTGATTACGTTTTCTCTCACTCAATGTAAACAATGGATTATTAGTGGCTGGAACCTTGTTGTTCTTTGGTGCAAAGACAGGATTACTAATTGGTTTGGATGCGGCTAAACCCTTTTCAGAGTTTCTCTTACGAGCATTTCGTAAAATGGCACTCGCGGTGTTACCCTTATTAAGCCTCTTGATGAACTCTGTTCTATTAGCCCTGTTAAGAGCCTTGAGAGTAGAGAGAGACTTGGACAAATCACCCTTGGCTTTTCCTTCCTTCATCTTCTTAGCCCTCTCCTCTCCGAGCTTCTTTTGTTCCTCAACCTTCCTTTGTTGAGCTTCCTTTTGTTCCATCTCCTGTGCACGGCGCTTAAACCCTCTATCAATAGTTTGTTTAACATTAGTCCATACCTTGTCACCATCTTCAAGTAGATCTATGTATTGCGCTCTCATTTTACCGTCATTGCGACGCTGTAAATCAGCTATAACCTTATTTCTCAATAGCTTACGTTCCTGAATTTCCTTAATTAAGGGTTTTATATTGGACATACCACGACCACGGGCTAAGAATGCCTCACGTCTCTTACCACCTATACCAAATCCAACAAACTTTCTCACAGTTTCAAGGAGTTCCTTAGGAACACCCTTGTCATTCTTACCACGAGAGAGGTTCTTGACATTACCTCCAGCATTAAAGAGTCTGGAAGCTTCTGCAGCTGCATCGTTATTTTCTTCAGCCTTCTTTGCACCCATTTTACGAGCTTCGTCAAATAACCTCTTATTCTTAGTCTTATTCCATTTCTCCATGAAATCCTTTACATCCTGCTTAGTTAAACCGTTAATCCTACGGAACTTATCTTCAACACCCTTTCTTATGAGGTCAGCTTTTCCTACACTCTCCGTATTTCTCTTATTCTTCTCCTCCTTCTGCTTAGCTGCAGTCTTCCTTTCCTGATTGAGCTTCTTAGCATTGGCTAAGACCTTCTCAGGAC